AACACTCTTTTATACAAAAATTTATGTATCGTTATCATATGTTTGCTTACCCAAGTATATGGGAAGAGACTAGTTGTAACGCAGCTCTTGAAGCAATGGCAAGTGGTTTATATTGTATTGTTACTAACTTTGGTGCTTTGTTTGAAACCTGTTCTGAGTTTCCTGTGTATGTAACTTATGATAAAAACTATCGTAACTTATCTACTGCTTTTGCTCACGCTATTCGAGGTGCAGTAGAACATATGCACGAACCACGAATACACGAACATTTAGTAATGCAACAAAACTTTGTTAAAAAATTTTATAGTTGGGAAAAGAAAAAATTAGAGTGGACAAGTTTTTTACAAGGAGTATTAGATGCAAAATTATGAACCAATATATTCACCTGATGCTGATTGGGTTGACAATAAAAACATAAAGTTATTTGTAGCTACCCCAGTACACAGTGAAGTATCTATACACTATATGCAATCCGTTTTTAAGTTACAAGCCAAGTGTAATGAAAAGAAAATACCCATTATGTTACAATTAATGAAATCCTCTTTAGTAACACAAGGTCGAAATTTATGTGTATCAGAGTTTTTAAATTCTGGTTATACACACTTGTTGTTTATAGATAGTGATATTTTATTTAGTGCAGATTCTATTTTTAAGATGATA